GTGGCTTACCAGTCTGGGAACTATGATTTAGTCACGCCTACCGCCGGATATGACACGTTAGGTATGGCCCGTTTTAACTCATCCGATTTTACCATAGATAATGGCTTGGTTGGTCTAAAGGTAGGTGCGGTAGGACAGAGGTATTATGCCGGAAAAGGATTAAGCCTAGCGTCCATAAATGGAGGTACAGATAACCAATTCAACGTTGTTTTTGGAGAGCTAGAGAACACGGTAATGCAAGGTAATGACGCTAGATTCTTGAAGTTGTATAACGGTACATGGTGGGGGCAAGCGTTCGATAAATCTACTGGGATCGTTAAAGGGGCAATGACAAGCGTAGATAGTATCAATACCTTGGTTTACTTCAATACCGATAAATCTATCCTTGTCACTAAAAACAAATCAGCGGAAGGTATCAAGTTCTCCGGGGGCAACTCGATAAATGGAGTGTATGGTAGTGCTACAAACAACCTATACCTAAATTACACGGACACGACTCATAATGTCAAGATTGACGCTAACCACAATATATTTGCCAATGGGGATATCGTGGCGTATGCCAGCGGTAATTACGACATTAGTAAACCGCTTGCTGGATACGATGCGATAGGTATGTCAAGATATGATAAAACGCAATTCGAGGTAGTAAACGGACTTGTTAGAATCATTGACGGCGGCGGCGGTGGTACTATCGCCGGAATAGAGATAACAGGAAATGGTAACGCATTTACAAACGCCTCTATGAAAAGCGATAATACGGTAATATCTTTTGATAAGGGTATAACATTTTGGCATGCCGGGAACGATGGAAAGAATTCTGGGCTTGACGCTGATCTAGTGGATGGATATCATGCTGGATTCGAAAATAATAGAGTGGCCCTATACGCTAATTTCCCATCATGGAGCGCTTTGATTTCCCAAGGATTGCTAAGAAGTGATTATGAGAATGCCGGGCATCCTACAGAGGATTTTTTGAAAGCTATATGCAAATGGGCTATTAAGAATTATACCAATATTGGAAATGTAACACTGCAAGGAAAAGCATCCCCTAATTCGGTTGGCTGGTTAGTATTATCACTATATAGCAATACCGGGTTTGATGCTACAACATTATTGCCTAAATATTGTAGTGGACAGTTCAATAGCCTTAGTGGAAATTTGCAATTGTTCGGCACGGAAAATAGCAAATGGAGATATTCGGGGGCATTTGTCGGAAACGCTAGTACCGCAACTACATTAGCTACCGCTAGAACTATATGGGGAAAATCATTCAATGGATCAGCCGATGTTAAGGGCGTTATATCCTCTAGTGGGACGGCAGAGGACGCATTTAACCTAATGAGCACTAAAGTAAATGTATATGGCAGGATAGGAAAGGCCTTATCGAATTATAATTGCTTGGAACTAGTTCATAATCATGTAGCAGATGATAGTACTGGCAATTATCTATCACTGGGTTGGTATGGTGCACCTAATACTCATAGGTTGTTTGGCAAGTTTAATGGGAACTGGGGAATCGGAACCAATAGCCCAGTAGATAAATTAGAAGTTGTAGGGGCTATTACGGCTAATGATATATATCCTAGAAGTAATAATTCTTATAGTGTTGGCTACTCATCAAGAAGGTTCTCAAATGGATATTTTACGAATGGCGTATATGTGGGGGAAGCTAATACAAGTCCTAATAGTAATAGCAGTAATGCTAGTATTGGCAAAGGATATTTGGAATTGAATGCTACCACACCATTTATCGATTTCCACCAAGGTAATAGCACGGCTGATTATACGCACCGTATAATAGCATACAGCGGACATTTCGAAATTACACCATCTGTGGCCATTGGCGGTAGTTGCTATCCAACGAACTCTACCACCTGTATGCTGGGTACATCTTCATTAAGATGGGTAAGGTTATATTTAGCTGGCGTAAATGGTAATTGGATAAGTGGCAAAACAGATGGGGCTATAATGATAGATAGTACCAGCACTTCAACATCCACTTATTTCCCGTTGTATAGATGGAAAACATATACTGGTAGAGTATTCAATTTGGGCGGCTTACAAGGTGCGGATAGTAGCCATCAATTCGGGTTCTATATGTTTGACAAGGATCAAACCGAAAATAGAACGAACGCTTCTTTCTATATGTACTCAAACGGTAACATGAATGGTACTCATTCTCTGATCATGCAACAGGATGTGGTAGCCTATGGAAGTAGCTCGTACAATATAACCAGTCCAACCGCCGGTTATGATGCGTTAGGCCTTGCTAGGTTTGACTCAACCTATTTTACCGTATCTAGTGGATATGTCACGTTAAAGGCCAGCGCAACCAGCCCGATCAGAAGTGTAACAGCCACTACCCTTAACCCCGGATCAAACGCTAACGCTTCGTGGAATAGTTCCACTGGGGCTTTGAGCCTAGGAATACCTAGAGGAAATACAGGGGCTACGGGCACACAAGGTGCAAGCGTAACCTACCAATGGAGCGGTACATCGTTAAGAATGGGAGTAACACCATATGGAGGATCAACGGCATGGGGATCGTATGTCAATCTAAAAGGAGCTACAGGTTCCCCCGGGCCTTCATGGAATGGTGGTGAAGTCACTAACAATATAACTATTAAAGCTACATGGGGGGCTTTAGGGTTATCTGGTGGTACTAATAATTTTTATTTGTCCCAGAGAGGCGATAATATTGTATATTTCTGTTTTGGGGGAACGAATAATAATAAAGGATCATTTTCACCAAGCGGTAATATGTATGTGTCCGGTTCCTATTCCAACGGTTCGGATATCCGTCTGAAATATCGCCTAGAAGATATAAGCGATATATTAGGCAAGATAAAAGACATATCAGCGTTTTATTACATCCGAAAAGATTTAAACGATGGTGTAATTCGAATCGGAGTGAGCGCACAAGATGTTATCAAGCAATTCCCGCAGGTCGTAAGCAATAACAGTATCAATGGAAAGGAATATTATTCCGTAGAGTACGCAACGCTAGGAGTAGCTATCGCTGTCAATGGGCTTAAAGAAGTGCACCAGCTTGTGCAAGATAACAAGAACGAGATAGATTTATTAAAAATAGAAATCGCCTCTCTAAAAGAAAGATTAGCTAAATTAGAAGCGGCTTAAAATAAATGATATGGCATTAAAGAATGGAATTATATCTGGAAATGTTAGTGCGATAGACGTTAGGAATTGTTTAGACGCACCTTTTACGTCTGTGGGGGCATTGTGCGGGGGCAATGCCTCTGTAGCTAAAAAAATTAATATGTGGGCGAAATACAAGCCAGTTAGGTATAATTTCGCAGGGGAACAAAACAGGCCTTCCGAATGGTGGAAGGCCCAATCTAGGAATTGTGGGATCAATGTGCCGGGATCATCCTCTAGGTTTGAGGATATGTTAACAAAGAAATACACCTATGAACCCCCAAGGGGAGGTTCTTCTGAACCTTTTAGGCTAAGGGATTTCAAAGATTACTATCACTTCGCTAAACCTCAATATACCGTGGAGTTCCCGGAAAAGATTTACAACCGGGAAATATGCCACATACGTATAAGGGAAACAGGTGTAAATAACCTGTCATTGCTTCTAGGGGATTTGTTCTCATATATGGTTGATGATTTGTATTTCATATGCAGGATGATAGCATCTGATCATACATACGCACCTATCTATGCAACTACCCAAGCGGCGTTTAATAAGACAGGTTTAGGTAATCAGACAATATCCTTTTATTTCAATACCCAATTCACTAACTGGTTTAAAACGGGGACTACCGATATTATCGTAGGCCTATGCAATTTCAAGATGAGTTGGGATGATGCTACAGGGGAGTTCCCTCTAGGGGCTTTATTCTGGCCATTGCCGTTTAGGGATGAATCGGAGATACATAGAGTAGTTGAAAACACGGACGCTTCCACAAAATTATCATATGATGTGGTTGTCCCGGGAGGCTGGAACGGCGGCGGTATCAAATACACGAGCATAACATTTACCCAGATAAAGGGCAGTTTCTCAGTAGTGAACCAGAATAGCGCAACTAGACCGTTTAATACGTCTAATCAGTATTTGAGATATTCACTTGTCATTAGATATCTTGATACGGGAGAAGAAAAGAAAGATACAAATCTGGTATTTTACTCTATTTCCCCAAATGTAAATGATTCATTGGCACCGGGAGCGACTAAATCATACACGTTCCATATTTATACCGGAAATTCCGGCATAACAAGGCCGTTTACTTTTGAATTTACTATTTTACAACTATATGACGGTATTTGGCGTACCGTTGGAAGACAGGAGGGTACTTATAATGAATGAAATGTTAATATGCGGAAATCTCTTTGCCAATAATATAATTATTATAGGGGGGGGGAAATTATATGTGTTGAAAAACCGGAAAGTTTCAATGGATCAATAGTTAAAGGCGATCTAACAATAGATGGAACCTTCTTAGTAAATAACAAAGTTCTCGTTACAGGGGACGTAATTACTAAGGAGGTTTAATCATGGCAGATGTTTTGACAAATCCAATCACTGTAATTAAAGTAAGGAATAGATTAGATGCGCCTACAACTACAGTAGGTGGGCTATGCGGTGGTAATTCTGTGGCAAGACGTAAAATAAACAAATGGTCTAAATATAAACCAGTAGCATATAATGGCCTTCGTCCATCATTACCGGAAACATGGTGGAAGGGATCGGATGGAAAGTGTGGGTTGAGTGTTAAAACCTATGGTTCCGTGGGGACGGTAACAGGAGTAGGTACATTTTTATACCAATTGATAAATAAGCTGGATAAATGGGATTATGTCCCGCCCGCAGGTAATTCGGCACAGCCATATAGACTTGATGATTTCTATAAATATTATCATGGAGCGATAGAGCCGGTAAACATCCCTTTGCAAGATACCTATTATATCACAGGTGGTGCGATACAGGTTGATTTCGATTTAGCCGTTCCAGTAGGCGATCCTTATAACCTTACGTTAGCTGACATTACTATATCTGGTGTGACATTGGCTAATTACTACCTAGGTGCGGTATTGTATCAAAATAACAATCGATACATGATAGGCACTTCTAGCAGCAAGATGGGGGGTACATCCGTGTCTATGACATTCGCCGGATTAACAGAGTCTCATGATGGTATTTGGAAGTTATTTCCTTTTTTCAGTAGTCAAGCTTTTGCGTCTACAGGCAATATTCCGGTAGCAACGTTTATCACATTCCCGTTGACGCAAGATTTAAGAATAAATATCAAGGCCCAAGGGACGTTATATCAAGTATATTGCTTAGGCGTATATACCAATAGCGGCAGAACGAATGTTGAGTATTATGTGCATATTAAGAATGATAATAGTGGTCAAGTCACATTCCCTAATGTTAGGGCTATATTCATGCGAGCTAAATTCGGTGATGATCCGGCTTCAAAAGGCGAAACGATCAAGAATGTAAGTATAGGTTCGGTAGTAGTACCAGCAAAAACAGAAAAAACAGTAGGCCCATATTATGAGACAATATCGCAAGATAGCTCTTATCAATACTGGATAGCTGGTACGGCAGATGTAGCCAATATCAAGACTACTTACACGCCTATCGAGGATATGGGGCCGGAATGATTTGTTTTTAGTGAAACAATATGTATATTTGAGGACGTTTAATTAAACTTTAAAATCATGAGTGTACAAGTAACAAAAGAAAAAGTGATCATTGAATCCGCTGTATGGAAATGCGTTGGATCAGATGTTTACGCAAATCATGCTACCGTTGAAAGAAGCGGAGAGGATGGAAAGATCAATACATTGTATTGTGATGTGCTGGATAAGACTAATGACACTGTTATCGGTAATATCCGGTATGATCGCAATGGTGAGAAAACAGTAAACATGTTCGATATGGCCAACATGAGTAAGGGGGCTATTTTTTTCTCTGAAACGATAGCGGCTATTGAGGCTGATTCTAACATGGTTAGTTTATAATCCTAAAAAACCAATTTAAGAAATGTTTATTACTAGAGAAGAAGCATTAACACGTTACTCTATCATTAAGAGTATCGATCTAACACAAGGTGTAGACGGGAATGTTAAAAGCCTGTCCAAAGAGTTAAAAGTTAAGATCATGATGTTGCGTCTTGCTTTCAAAAAGATAAGCGAAGAAACCAACAAAAAGATCGAAGACGCAAAAGAAGGTTTCACGCCTAAAGAATACACGGAAAAACTAGAGCAATACAAAGAACTTTATCCTAGGTTCATGGAACTAAGGGATCGTGTAGCTAAAGGCACTAAAGCGGAGGCCTTGAATATGGAAGAACAAAAGGAACTTGATGATATTGTGGAAATGGAATCGTTTTTGCAAAAGACGGAACAAAAAGATATCAATCCGGCTTTAATTAAGTTCTCGGAGAAAGTCTACAAGGAAGAAGTTGAAATCGATAAGATGGAAATGATTACGCAGGATGAGTATGAATCAATCTTGGATATCAACGTAAAAGAGACAGTGGATTTCCCGAATGGTTCAAAAGTTAAAATGCTTGACATTCTCGAAGATTTGTATATTAAGTTTGTCGGGTAGTAAACAATACTTATCCGACAAATGTTTTAGTATAGAGTATTTTTAATATTAACTTTTTAAATTTTAAAATCATGGCAGATACAACAGAAGTGATTTACGCAGATCGTGATCGTTGTTGTGATGATCGCAATCGTGGTTATGGAGCCGGTTGGGGTGCAGTAGGTGGTGCATTAGTAGGCGGCGGTTTTGGTGCGGCAGCTGTTTCAGTATGGGACAAAGTAAATGACGTTAAGGCTAACGTAGAAGCGGTAAAAGCTACCGTACAGGAGGCAAGAGCGGGAATTTACAAAGATATATCTGATTCTAACGCAAGCTTAGCTGGGCGTGTTGATGGTAATGGTCGTGAAATCTTGAATAATCGTTCCACTTTTGAGCGAGGTTTGTGCGATCTTGGCTACAAAGTTAACAACGATATCCGTGATCTTAAAGATGTCGATGTCGCTGGCAATAACCGTATCATGGATCGCTTGTGTCAAATGGAGCGCAATCAAGCCGATTGTTGCTGTGAGACAAAGGGCCTTATCCGGGATATGAAGAACGAGTTAGCTTTACAAGCTGAACGTAACTTCTGTGCTATTACAAAGAATCAAGAGGCGATTATGTGTATGATCAAGGATCAAGCCAAAGATCAAGAGATCGCCCGTTTGAATCGAGAAATTAAAGTCAAAGATGATAGTCTTTTAAATTTCAAACTGGATGCTATTCTGAAGAAAGAATACGGCTCTACCGCAGCAGCCGCAGCAAATCTGTAAAAACAATAGGCCCCACTTTAATAGGTGGGGCCTATGCTATTTAAAAGAATATGGAATACAAAATATGTCTAATAACTAATTGTCCAGACCAAGAAACGGCCAAAAGGGTAGCTAATGAAGCACAGGGAATGATTGATCATTTTGGGGTAGATACATTCCTTAAATTGGTAGATTTCATGAAAGCGCACCCGGATATGGTACAAGTAGGTTTGGGAATGATAGGAGTAAATGGTAAATGAAAATAGCTGATCTTAAACCAAACGATAAAGTCCTAGCGTTAGAGAAAAGTATGCGAACGGGTATCCCTTCCGTGTATGTTTTATCGATAGCGGCTGTAGGCAAACCGGAATTTCAAAAGGTTGGAAACACATATGCTTCCGTATGCCAGTTTACGATGGATTTCCAAGGGCAGAAATATAACGTTGCGCTCGAAATGGATTCTGATATATCAATCTATGATGGTATCGCTTATTCCCCTAACCCGGAATTAGTGCTTAATGAATTGAAGATTATCAAGCAGAACGCACAATCAATCATCAATTCTAAAAGTAGGTATGAAAAAATAGTTGAGGAATGCGACTCGATCATGAGTGAGTTCGGCGATCTGGTACCACAAGAGGACACGCAACAAGGTTCGGCCAACATAGAGAAGATATTGGATGATCGGATTAAGAAAGAGATCGATCCGGTAAGACAAATGGTTATGGATATCCACAACGCATTGTTTACGAAGGAGCCTAGCAAGAATGAGGTAGAACAAACGGCGAAAGCCTAAAATATCATAGACATGAAGAAAATTTTAATTGTTAATCACGGGAATCATAGGGTATTGGGTAAGAGATACCACCATGATAGTATGCCGGATCATCCGTCACATGGTAAGCCTAATAAACATCATGAGCAACATGATCATCGAAATGAATGGGGCTATAATGATGATGAGGACGAAACCATAGATGATGATGAAATGTTTGAGTTGAAAAAGAAACTCAAAGAGAAGGGAGAAAAATACTTCCATATCGGAGTAGACTATATGCAATACATCTTGCATTATGGCTCGCATTTCAACAAGGATTTGGCAAAATGGGCCTGTTCCCAAATGGTGAACAAAATCGAGATTGAGCAAGGCAGAAGCGTAGATGAGCCGCCTTTGCATTCTTGGAGCGCAAAAGAAGTAATGGCCGCTTTTGAAAAGCTGGGGCTAAAATGCGATGAGAGTCGTATTTATGACGCTCAATATCATGCTAACATGTGTTACGCCGATTATTTTCCTCATTCTGTTAAAACGGAAGTAGATTGTATCAAAAACGCATACGATGCGATTAGCGATCCAGATGGTTATCCCGGTGCGATCTTCAACCGTTGGCTAAGCGATTATATAGGCCAAGGGGATTTGGATGAGATAGATTTCAAAAGGTACATTTAATAACAGGCCGGGTTCCCGGCCTTTTGCGTTGAAGAAATGATAGAATTTATTGAGACAGGGAACTATTTAGGTCTGTATAATTATATGGTGTTGAGGCTAGCTATAATCATGCTGTGTTGGTTTCTTATGGCTAGTGGGTGTATGATAGATTTTTGGAGCGGGATTAATACCGCTAAAGCACTTGGAGAAAAACGGAACTCAAAAGGGTTTAGGAGAACGATAACAAAAATAGGCGATTATTTTCGGGTCCTTATGTTTACCTTTCTTTTCGATGTTATTGGGTTCTTTTTTATTTTCTATAAAATGCCTTTCGCCACAATATTATGTACCGTTGCGATATTACTGATTGAAGGCGGTAGCGTATTAGAGAATAGCAAACGTAAGAAATCGCATGCGGGGGATATCCCAGAAGCGGCAGCGCAAGTCATAGCCATAGCTAAAAAGATCGTGGAAACTAAAGATGTTAACGAGGCTATTAATCTTATAAATAAAATTCAAAATGAGACCAGACACGATAATAATACATTGTAGCGCAACACGTGAAAACGCTGATTTCACGGTTGAGCAAGTTGATATGAGCCATAAAATAGCCGGGTACAAAAGATCGGTTCCCGGCAAGTTAAAACATATCGGGTATCAATACTACATCCGAAAAGATGGTAAAATCTATGTAGGACGAAATGAGGATGAGGTAGGAGCACATACAAAAGGCCATAACTCGCACTCTATAGGGATTTGCTATGAAGGCGGGTTGGACTCAAACGGAAAAGAGAAAGATACCCGTACGAAGGCCCAAAAGGTTGCTATTATCGATCTTATACGTAATATACAAACCAGATGGGAGATAAAAGCCATCATAGGGCACAGGGATGTTTCCCCGGACTTGAACGGGAATGGGGTTATTGATCCCTGTGAAAGAATAAAAGCGTGCCCTTGTTTTGACGCTATACCGGAATATAAATACCTACTGATATGAGAAAGTGGATCGAAATGATAGGTATACCTATCTTAATCATCATTTGTTGTTGGCTGTGGAAAGGCTATAAGGATAACCTAGAGCAAAAGGAAATATATCGAAAGAATATGGAGATAGCTTTAGGGGATATGCAGACCTATAAAACTAAAGACTCGTTGAACGTGGTAACATTAACTGATATGGCTTTGACATTGAAGGAGTACAAACGTATCAGATCAGAGGACATAAAGCTTATCGAGTCGTTGAAGGTTGATAAAAGTAGGTTGCAATCCATCACTGATATGCAAACTAGAACTATTAACGATCTTAAAGGGCACGTAAAGGATTCGATAGTATACAGAGATAACTATATAGTAGATACCCTTAGATGCGTAAATATATCCGATAAATGGTATGATTTCATTGGATGTGTAGATAAATATGATAACTTTACAGGCAAATACGAAAATAGAGACTCTTTCAAGATCATAGACCATATTATACCTAAGAGATTTTTGTTCATAAAATGGGGAGTGAAAGAAAGTCGCAAAGAGATCATCCCGCTAAATCCTCATACTAAAGTGTTGGGTGCGGAATGGATCACCATACGGCAGTAGTCGTTTATTATTTGTTTTTTAAATTGGTTTTGTTAAAGACAGCTAGAGAGAGACGTTGTGAAACGCCTCTCTTTTTGCGTTTAAGGCGATATCGTTTGCCGGATATATCAATATAGGGGGGGGAAAAAAGTGGCTTAAATCGAAAATCAGAACAAAATAACTACATTCAATAAAAATATAATAAAAAATTATCGTTTACGCTTTGTATATAAAAAAAACTTAGTATATTTGCGGTGTCAACAATAAAGATTAGTTATGAAACCGGGTGATATTTACAATGGCCTCAAATGGCCAACTAGGAAAATAAACATGACCTTTAAGATTAAGGTAAATGGGATATTGAACGGGAAGAAGATTACTACTTTAGTAGCTGTCTCCGGTCTCATAAACCTAATCGGGATCGATCTAACGAACAAACTTATCGCTAGGGCGTTCAGAGAAGGTAAAGACGTATGCACATGTAAATTAAGACGTGGCTTGGTAATAAGATTTTATTTATATTAATATGGAAGTAGTAAAGGAATTTCAATCATTGCAAGTAGAGGCAATAAAAGCTAAGGTAGATAGCATCCTAGAGATAAGTTATGATACCTCTAGCGAGTCAAATGTATGTAGTTTAAGACTATTGGATAATTTCGATAGGGAATTAACGTCTTTCTCCATTAATGAACGGCACATGGGGCCGCAAGTGATGGAAATGTTTGATAACTGGAAAAGTATTTTCTTTAAATATTTGAAGGAGTATGGAAGAAATTGAATGTCCTTATTGTGGGAATAAAGCTACGTTGATAGATAGCGTAGGGAATTGGGTAACTTATGACTTCATGTTACCACCAGTATTTGAGGTGACAGAAGCTATTTATAAATGTGAATGTGGTAAAATTTTAATTTGTGATGAAAATGGGAGTATTAAAGATTAAAGAGGCTATAGAAATGGCCAAAAGCAAAGGTGTAAAAGTTACGCAGATGAAAATAGCCAGAAAGATATGGCCAGATTCAACCCCGGCGGCACAAAGGGTTAACATGTACAATCTGGTTAATGGAGAAACGGCTAGAGTGTCCCCGGATTGGATAAAGATCATATCGGAAGAATGTGGAGTGACAGCGGATTTCTTATTGGGGATTAATAAAGACGAATAAAGATGGGAATTAAAAAAAGAGGATTGATCCATAGGATCATGCAATTAACGATCATTTGCGGCATGGTGTACTTAATGACGGCTTTATTGGCCGGAATAGATTTTATCTCCGTGTCGTTCGGTAAGATAATTTGGTTTGGCATTGGAGTAGTGCTATTTGTTGGTATAGCATTTTTGTCTGTTATCTATTCATTATATCGATACACAAAATCGATTGAGGAAGAAACGGAAAGAAAGATCGAAGATATAATTAAAGAAAGCGATGAAAATGCAAGTAATAATTAGTAAAATGCTTGTATTGTATAATCAATAGTTATATATTTGCAAAAAAAAATAGAATATGGAAGATTACAATTTATTTAAGATGGAAGGCGTGGCCTTAAACGAAGGTCTAGGAAACGAAGTAAAACAGGAAATAGAGAATGTAGGTATAGAAATGCCTAAATTATTGGAGATCGCACCGGGAATAACATCCCAGCTTATCGAGCCGGAATATTTCGATGAGAAAGCGTTAAAGGCCCAACCCAAAAAAATGTTTCGTCTGGATTTTGGGGATTACAGGTATTACTATTCCTTTGATGATGCTGGTAAGCCTATTTTTTATATCTCTGTAACGACAATGATAGCTAACGCTCTGCCAACAAACCAAGCATTGTTGAAATATTATGGGGATCGGGGCTATGAGGATGCGGTACGATATGCTCGAATGCGGGCCGATTACGGGACTTTCCTTCATGGGGAGATAACACGATTCTGTATCGATAAAACGTACAATATTGGATTGGTCAAGGAAAGGCTCATGAGCTATATAGAGGATCATATGTTGCCAGCCTCATTTATTGCCGAATTTGATCCTTTGCAACGTGATCTATTAGCGTGGGCGCAATTTGTCTACGAATATAATGTTGAAGTTGAGGCGTTGGAACTCGTTTTGTCTTCCGATATTAATCTTTATGCCGGAGCTATAGATATTAAAGCGTCCTTAGATTATAAAGGAGAAAGAATACAGGCTATTATAGATAATAAATCTGGAAGAAAGGGTTTTTTTGAGGCTCATGAGATTCAGTTGCACGCTTATAAGGAAGCTTGGAACGAGAATTTCCCGGATTGCCCGGTAACGAAAGTGTTCAATTGGTCTCCTAAAGATTGGAGAGGCGCAAAGCCTACATTTAACTTCAAGGATCAAACAGATTCTAAGAGCGCAAAGAAGCTTCCTTATATCATTGCCCTAGCTCATATAGAGGATTCGAAGCGGGAGAATAAGGTATCTTGCGTAGGTGGTATCATAGAATATGGTAAAAGCTTAGAAGATAACATTAGTATGATATCTATTGAGGAAGCTGTATCTAAGAGTCCCAATGATACCAAACCAGAGTCAAAAGAGACTTTTTCCCCGGTAAAGCCAATAGAGGCCGAAGGCAAGCATGAAAACTTGTACATGGATAGCTACAAGGTCAAAGAGGATAAACCCGCAGAAAAGGCCCCAGAACGCCCAAATAAAGACAATGTGAGTAAAGATATCCAAGATAAAAGTTTGGATGATCTACTAAAGATGGAGAATTTTGATTTCTAACAATAAAAAATATACATATTATGGGAGGTAGAATTATAAGAATGCCAGAAGGCGATGAGCCTAAATTGATGTATCCTAGAGTGGGTACTATTCATGTGGGGATGAAAAATGAGAAAGGATTCCCGCAATCAGTGGACTATTTTATCCCTAAAGGCAGATACGCAAGCTTGTTTACGCAAGCTTATGGAGATAAGCCGGATTCGATACAGATAGTTTTCCCAAGTGATGATCCAGCTTTAGTATGTAATGAGTACTATGAGTATCGAGATATACAAGGTTCCCGATTCGCTTATGGGGACGGGATGAATTTTATGGTATGGGATAAGGATCATTACTCTGAATTTTGCATAGAACAATACCCGGATATCATGACTCGCATATCCGATCTATTTCCTAAAAAAGAAAGAGGTTGGAAAGTCCAGCTAACGATGAACTTCATCATACCTAAGATAAGAGGTATAGCCGGATGTTGGACGTTTAGAACTTCTGGGAACCTATCAAGCATTCCGCAGATACGTACATCATTCGATACTGTTTTGCAAAACAATGGTTTTGTTAAGAATGTGTTATTTGACCTCAATGTAACTTTCGCAAAGAGTCAAAAGCCAAATGATCCGTCCCGTTTCCCGGTCGTTTCCCTTATACCGAACGAAAGCGAAGAAAACATTAAACGAATAAAAGGTTAAGTCATGGGAGAAATAGAAGAACGCCTACGCACCACTAGCGTAGGCTGGGAAGTTAAAGTAGGGATGAGGACATTAGTAGTGGAAATATATGTCCCGGTAAAACACATATGCAACGGATGCTATTTTCACAAGGATTTGGAAAGTGCGAAAGAATGCCGTTTCTCATGTTGTTGTATGGGCCATAACAGGCCAGATAAGGAAAGCGTAATATTTAAAGCGAAAAAAATAAGATGAGACGGTATACAGGTAATGAGCCATGCCCCGGATGTGGCAGATCGGCCCAGCAATCCCCAAGGGCCTATAAAGATAGCGTATGCTTCGCTTGCCTACGTGATCTAAAGGAAATGAAGAAGATAAAAGAGGCACGGGAAAAACAAAGCGAAAATTATGTCATGTTTAGAGTCAATGATCTTGATGTTAAATATATATATAGTTTTGATTCGGATGTTTATGATAATCTGGTTAAGGCTTTTGATCTTTTTTTAGAGACATTGGATTCGCCAGAAAAAGCATCTAAAAATACCGATTACTTTAATCATGGCAGTGCCATTTATAGGGACTCATTCATGCTACATGTCGTTCCTGTGATACGAGAAACTACAGCAATATCATTAGATGCGTTGATAACAGCTTTAGAGCAATACAGCAAGGTTGTTTATACACAAGGAAGATTGGACGGATCAAATATATTGAAACAGTTGAATGAGGATAAAATAACATTACAAAAATTTGAGGAATTACGTAATCTATCTTGAATTATGGATAAGATAAAAGAGCAACAAATATTGCAGAAATTAAGAGAGGCTAATGATCGATTGGTTAAAGCCGTGCAAAACGGAGATTGGGCTAAAATAGCCATCTACCAGCAAGTACGAGACAAGATACAATCAGAGTATGATGATATAATGGAAGCTAAACAGTTCAAGCTACAAACGGATAATCAAGATAAGGCCCTAACATCATGGGGGGGGCAAATCCTTAGCTTGTCAACGATTGAAGCTGATATGTCATTATACCACCTTGATATGTATATGGCATATTTCGCCAGTCGGAACTACATCATGAAGCCGGAATGGTATAGCATGTATGAAGAACTGAGAAGGGCACTAAAAAAGTTCGCCGATTTCAACCGGAAGCTATTCATTGGTAAGAATAGAGAGCAATACGATAAGGATTTGATTAGCTATACTGATTGGATCGAGCATAATTTCTTTACCGATCGGGAAATGATTTATTATAGGAAGTTTGAGGAAAAAGCTACATCAACTATTGATGAGTTATTATCGGAAAAAGAAAATCATAAAAGAAAATGATATGAATGCACATACTTTCTTTATGACAGTTCGAGAATTGCGTATATGTCAAAAAAACTATTTTAGGAACCGTGACCGGGAATCATTAAATAAAAGTAAGCACTTCGAGGATATAATCGATAGGGAAATAAAGAGAGTTGAGGATGATTTCCGTAAAAAAGGTTTAGATTTATACACCTATAAATCTCAAAAAGGATGAATGACGAAACAGAGGCATATCATTTAGGAGATATAGAGGTGAATAGCTGTTTCGGGAGTATGCTCATATTCCCGAAATGCGGTAATGAAATTGTGATCAAACAAAAAGAGTGATCTTCTATAAAAAAATATCACTTTTGTTTGTTAGTATTGAAAATGTTTATACATTTGCGGTGTTCGAACTACCACCGAACAATTAAGATATTCGCTAATTTATTAGCTAAGGGGATTAGATAAGGGTGGTAGCTTATCTTTTCCCCTTTCTTTTTTAGATCATGAAAAAAAGATTGTATCTCATTGTAGATATGTTACGTTCGTCTTACTACGATTTAACACCTACAGAAAGTCTATTGGCCTCATTTATGTTTGGAATCCCTTCATGGGCCTCAAACCTCATCATCGAAGGTCAAGTTTGGTATCAGTGTGATTATAGCTCAGCAATCGAGAATTGTTCCATTTGCACGGAAAAGAAAGATACCATGCAAAGGTTGTATAAGTCTTTAGAGAAAAAAGGTTTGATCCATTTGTCTAAATTCAACTCGCATGTCTATATCCAGCTTTGCGATCCGTTAAAAGAATGGGGTTCCGAATTTGAGTGTGAAAAACGCTCTACGGATTTAAATCCGAAAAACACGGATGAAAACACGGATTTAAATCCGACTAAGTATTATATAAGAGAAGAAGATATTAATAAAGAAAACTTATTTAACTCTAAAGAGTCAAATAAGCAAAAAGAAAGCCAGCTTTCTTTTGATGAGCCGGAGCCAGAGATAGAGAATAAACCTAAATTCTCAAAAAAGCACGGATTTAGTGAAAAGACACTGAAAATGAAACAATCGGTCATAAACAAGGTTGATTCGTTATTTGATGATTTAGTTTTCCCCTATGAGAATGAGGAATTTAAAAAGAAATTCTTTATTTTGTGCTTGCAACCTAAATGGAGAAAACGAAGTTTTATGGCGATACAAAACAGCTTGAAATCAATAGCTAAGTACCCGGTTGAATTTGCCTTGGAGTTAGCGGATGAGTCGTTAAACAAAGATTGGGGGGCTTTAGAGTACGATTCAACGCCTAATAAATTTAAGGCGTGGGAGGCTAAAAACAAAGATATCAAAGTAGATGGAAGTTACCCATTAGGTATGAGCAAGGAGGATTATGAACTTTACCTAAAAAATTGCGAAACGTATGGAGTCAATATCTAGCAACGAAATTCAGTTAAGATCATCGAACTCGATCGAACTACGAAGGAATTTAGAAATGAACCGGAAATATTTCAACTCATTGAGTATGCCGGATAAGAATATCCTACGGGCTAAGATGGAGACGAAGATAGATGGCATACCAGAGGTATCAAGAAAGCAAATGTTTGCCGTATTGATTAACAGTATAGCGAAGGACGTAGGCATAAAACAGATAGAGCAATATGATATTGCCGCCTTATATCGTTTCGTTGTCAATTACTACGCAACAATGGCATTGTCGGAAATCAAATTGGCCTTCGAATTGCTGTTAATCGGCGAACTTGACAAGTTCTTGCCAGAATCGGCAGATAGAAAACATTTTGGTACATTCTCGATCGATTACATGTCTCGCATTTTAAATGCGTATAAGAGGCGATCTAATGACGTGGTATATTATGCCATAACGGTAGGGAAATCTGATTACAGGATCAACAAGAAGCATCTTAGACGGCTTTTCCTAGTGAACTTACATAGACGGTTTATGCTGTACAAGTATCATGGGCGTTTCGAGATCATGGAAGCTAACATCATTCCCTATATTGAGGAACTGGGGAAATATGGCCTCGTTAATGATGTCATAATAACGGATGATGATCGCAAGTCTGCGGCAAATCATTTGCTGTATAAGGCCGCTAGGGGCGCATTTACACCATTTGTGGCTGAAACTATTAGATTGAAAGGTGTTAAGCATGATTTCGTGGAAGAAGAAGCTAGGCTAATAGCCCATAAGAAGATACTTAAAGACGCTTTCGATTACATAATTGTCAATGAGTTACAGATTAAAAACTATTTAAAGTTATGATAGATATAAAGAAAATAGATTGTATCATAGCGATCGATCCCGGTTCCAACGGTGGTATTGTCGTATTTAAGCATAATGAGATATGCTACAACCTTAAAATGCCTAAAGACCTTCGAGATTTGAGACCTTTTTTCCAGCATTTAAAAGATACGTGTAAATATCCTATCGTATTACTTGAACGACAGACTATAAGGCCGGATGATTTGCAGTTTGGCAAAGCTATACGGATACAACGCTTTCTAAACTCATATCAAACACTACAAAACCTCATAGATGAATATCGAATGCCCTACGTCCTTATACACCCATCTGTTTGGCAGCGAAGATTACACTTAGTAATAAAGGCTAAGGAAACGGATACACAAAGGAAAAACCGATATAAAGAGGCCGCACAAGGATTTTACCCGCTAGTCAACGCTACATTATGGAATGCGGACGCTTTGTTAATCCTTCATTGTGGGCGTGTTTTACTAGCTAATGAAAAGGACTATATAAATAGAAACATAATCGAGCCTAAAAATAATTTCGGTCTCATGTAAAATTTTTCTTTAATATCTTTGGATGTATAAAAAAAAACTTATACATTTGCAGTGTCAACAATAAAACAAAATCATTATGTACGTAAAAAAAATCAGTTTAAAAAATTTCCAAACGATCGAGTCGTTTGAAGGTGAGTTCTCCGGTTCCGTATACTTCGTTACGGGGGAAAACGAATTAGGTAAATCAACGTTACTTAAATCCATTGGAATATTGCTTAATGGTAAAAGGGATAACGTTTTAAAGAATGGCAAAGAAAAGGGTTTTGCGGAGATCATCGTAGGCGATAACAAAGAAGAATATCAAGTCAAGCTATCTTTTACAAAGGCAAATCCAAAAGGGACACTTACTATTACCAGTAAGCAAACAGGGATGAAAAGCAGTAATGTATCAATGTTGCAGGATATTTTCGGATACCAAGATTTCGATGCGGATGAATTTGCCAGATTGTCAGAAAACGCAGAAGGACGAAGGAAACAGATCGAGATTGTAAAGTCTCTTTTCCCAAAAGAAGTGATTAATGAATTGGCAGAACTGGATAAACGAATAGAAAGGGCAAAGTCGGAACGTAAGAACTTCAATGATCGTATAAAGGTTTTAGAGCCTTTAAAAAACAAGGCTGAAAAAGACATTATCGGGCTTAAAATCGAGGACTACAAAGAGGAAAAAGATATCAATGAGCTAGCAGAAAGGCAAAATAAATTTTACGCCTTGAAAGCTAAATATGATAAGGCTTTGGCGGTCGTTGAGAGTTCTAAGCAATACATACATAATGGCCATGCCTCAGATTTGGCTAATATTCATGAGGCCGCAAAAAAGAGAGAGAGTGATATCAGTAGAGAGGCTTCTAACATAGATGTTTGGGAAAAGAAAAAGATCGAAGAAATCAAAAAAGAGGCCGAAGAACGCCGGGGGAAACTAAGGCTTATGTCTAAGGAGGTATCAGATACACTAGAAGCTAACATTAATGCCGTTAACGATAAATTAGAGAACGAAACCAGACTGTTAAGAAACGCAGAATCATTTATAGAAGCATATACAAAAGCTAATGTGAAGGATTTGGCCGAAGAAATGGCTACTATATCAGAATACAATAGAAATGTCTTGAAGGTTAAGTCATTTCTAAACACTAAACACGATCTATCTATCGCAGAAGTATCGGCAGAGGAAAAGCAGCAAGAAATAGATTCATGTTTAGCTAAGAAAGAAAGTTTAATCAAGTCCTCTAAGCTTCCAATTAAGGGATTATCGTTCGATAATGATGGTCTGATCCTAAACGGAGTCCCTTTCCAGAAAGAAAAAGTGTCCGATTCGCAAATTATGGAAGTGGCCATTAAGCTTGTCATGGCTAAAAATAGCAAAGTAAGGGTATTCCGGGTAGCACGTGGGGAATCTTTAGGGGCGGCAAAATTGAAAAACATCGTTTCCCTAGCCAAAAAATTCGGGTTCCAAGGATTCATAGAGACTGTAGTACGAGATCAAAATGATTTACGAATAGAGGAATACAATGAAGAATAACGAGTTGACTCTAAAAGGTAAGATCGATTCTAAGGGGAATTTATTAATACCTATGAAAGTGTTAACTAATTTCCTAGGCCAACATAAGGGTAAAGGGATCATAGCTACTTTTAATGTATATTCCCCTAATGATAGTAAACTATTGCAGCACTACTATTATAACGGCGTTATCCCTTCGGTTCAGAAGGGATTCGCCGAGCTAGGGGATATCCTAACATCTAAGGAGACAATAGAAAGGCTAGAACTCTTATCTCCTTGGACTCACTCCGTGTCTTTCAACGTTTTCAATAATAGCTCTATCGATGAGATCATAAAGGTAGAGGATTTAACGATGAAAGATTTTATCTCACATATCGATTTTATAAAACAATATGCAGCCGAAAATCTGTATGTATATATTTGTGATCCAAATGAAGACTAAACATGATAGAATGCAAACAGCGGCAAAAATAAAATCTATTTTAGTTAAAGATTTTTTAGATGCCTATAAGCCTAATATGACCGATCAAAGTCATGATTTCATAATGTTAATTACTGGGGATGATTTAGGTAAAGGCCTACTTAGTAATACTCATTTTATTGGGGATGAATCATCATATGTCGATTATCTATACAATATCATTGAGAATAACGACAATATTCGTTCAATCATATTAGGGGTATCTGAATTGTTCATTAATAGACATCCAGAATATATAGAACAACAAATAAAAATGGCCGAAGAATTTAACAAAGCAAATATTTAGAATATGGAAGTTTTATTTTTTGATACAGAGACTACAGGAACTTTTTCGAAAGATCAGAAGTATGACAAGGACTTTGAAGTTTTCCCACATATCGTTTCGATATCATGGAAGTTCAAAGGGGTTGAGACCGATTTAATCGTTAAGCCAGAAGGATATGAGATACCGAAGGAATGTACCGAAATTCATGGTATAAGTACGGAAATGGCCTTGGATAAAGGCGTTCCTTTAGCTTTCGCAATAGATAGCTTCATAAATGACGCTATAAATGCGGATAAGATCGTAGCTCATAATATCTATTTTGACACATCTATCGTAAAGGCTAATTCCTTACGATTGCGAATGCCTTATTATTACGACAAACTTGTAGTCCCGGCCTTAGATAAAGAGAAAAGGATTTGCACGATGAATAAAACCATTAAATTTGTCGGAGCCAAATTCCCGAATGGCAAGGGCCTAAAATGGCCTACATTGACGGAATTGTATCAAAAGTTATTTAACGATAACTTTGAGGCCCACGCTTCAATCAATGATGTAAGGGCATTGGAGCGTTGTTTTGATGAGTTAGTTAAACAGGGCATAATATGCCTAGAGTAGCTAAAAAGGAACCAGTAAAACATGATAAAGATAAAATCATATTTTGCAGGGATTGTAAAAACTCATCCCAGTTTATCGGGAATGGATGTTATTGTAAATCGAAAGAAATGCGTGTTTGCGCTTGTAATCAGCATGGACGGAAATGCGCTTATTTTATAACTAAATAAATTTATCAAAATGGTTGCACCAACAAAAGAACAATTTAGCTTGAATAAGATCAAGCTAGTAAAAGATGGGGGATTGGATATCGTTTACACAGTCCGAGTAACGTGCGGAAGCGAGAACTACTACGAAAATTATCATTTCGTATCTCCTAGGATTTGTCACCCAGACTTATTATCGAAGGTAGAATCCTTAAAGCCTATGATGCTTCGTGTATTGCATCTTTCATTTTTCCGGTCGTTAATGGAAACACCAGATTTTAAAGCCACTAAGAAGCAAAATGAACTGGCAGAATCCGCTTATAAAGAAGTGGCAGACCGTTTAACTATTTCTGGCTTTGCTTTGTCCGGTAAAGAGAAAACTAGAGGTGTAATCATTACTTCTCTATTTAAGGCGGATACGAAACAAACAATGGCTATTAACTCGCACCGGATCAGATTCGATGTTACGACCTACGGATTCGAGGAAGATATCGAGGCTATCGTTGATGCCTTGCATGATGAGGTTCACGCTTACATTTGGGAAGGTAAAAGCGCACAGCTAGAACTATTCTCCGCAAACGGGGATGATGATAGCGAAGACTTGAACGAGAAGATCGATCCGAATGATATGCCTTTCTCCGATGATGAAGATGGAAGCGATTAAGATCGAAACGTTAGAAGAATATTTTATTGTGAGGAATAGGGGAATAGAACCCCTATTCCATTACAATGAATTAGAGCTAGACCATGATTTAAGGATAGAACTACAGAATAAAATGTTTTCTAATTACCTTTTCGGAGAAGAAGACATTCAAGCAGCCAATAATAGATTTTTCCGTTTTGTGTGGGATCACAAATCGCATTATTGCGAAGAATGCCTAAAGCCATTAGGGGATCAATTTGCGGCTATCTATTGTAGTCATATATTAAGTCGTGGAGCCTACCCAGATATGGCACATGATCCAAGAAACATAAATCTTCTTTGCCCGGCATGCCATGCGGAATGGGAGAACGGAATCCGATTGAGAATGCTTATATATCCAAAAAACAAAAAAATAATTTATAAACTAAAAAAAGAATATGGGAAATTTTAAATTGATATCATCAAAGGAATGTGAAAGAAAGATGGAAGTATCTATATCTCCGTTGCTAGGGAGAATAAACCTGTTTGAAAATACGGTAATGTCATTAGGCATATTCGAAACATATGGAATCAATGTGTATTTTGATGGTAAATATCTAGCTATATGTCCCGTTCCAGTACCAACAGAGGAATCATATCGTGTTTTAACCGGGAATAACGGATGTTTGTATATCAAGGCTACCAATATGATAAAAGGCGTAATGGAGGATGATAGTATCTATAAATCAGATGGAAAGCCTATAAGATGCACGCTTGAGGCAGTTGATTATGAAGGATTGACTATTTATAAATTATTACCTAAAAATGATTAGTGATGAGAAAGATAACCATAATTTTTAGCCTGTTATTAATAGTGATGGGCTGTATAGGGCAAACAGTCATAAATAATACAACGATAGCGACCGCTAATTTGGGGCATGACAAACTAGTGAAGCTGGATTTAAACGGGACTGAATCCTATGTTATGCTCGTTAAGAACGGGAACCAGTATGACCCATACGTAGAAATAGGCCTAGGTTCCAAAGAAGATGCTTTGAGGCAACTATCGTTTATGGTAGACAATAAATTCAAGAAAGGTACGATGATCGTATTTGATACCGATCCAGACTGTAAGGCCGTTTGGCAAGGTGATTTTTTGCAATATAAAGTCTACGGCATAGGCAATATAATGAGCGCAACGTTAATGAAATCATCGATAAGGAAATTTGTAAAGTCGTTAAATGATGAGTGAGCAAAAAAAGAGAAGGGATTATGACGCTATTATAAAGCGATCAATGAAGCGTGATTTTTATCCAGAGCCTATTGTATTCCGGGGTAATAAAGCCCCGGGAAACGAGAAAAGGCCCAAAATAATCAAAAAGTCCGAAAATAAATCGGACGAACTGGTTGATAAGAATGTGAGAATAATTTCCTTGCCTCAAACGTCCTCTTATAAGCATCTATCCAGATATATAGAGAATAAATTAATGAGGTTGCAGGAAAGAACGGGAATAGGTACTACAGGTTGGTATTGTTTTGTGTACGATGATGATCGGATAAGACTGAATGATGCCGCCGGATGGTCTGATAATAAAAACAGATATCTATTGGAAAACCCTAAAATAAGAGAATCATGAATCAAGGTGTTTTATTTAAGTACAAGGATAAGGAAGGGACACAACTCAAATGTGTGGCCTACACTAAGGATCAAACTATTTCTTTATTGGCAGCAGAGAAGTTGATAGTAACAAAGTTGGATAACTCTTATAAGGCTATTGTCGAAAATGGGGAACCAGTAAAGATTATAAAGTCTATGCGTTGTTTAGTTCAAATCGGATTTATGGTTGATTGATATGGATAATAATGAGATTATAAGAAGATACGAGAAATTAGTATCAACCATAGAAAAAAGTGATATCTACGATGGACGTTGGACGTATGATCTGTATAAATGTGAATCATGTGGCAAAGAAATGGTCACTACTTATGCCGATAAAGGAGTCACGCCATTTATGATAGGGTGTCAATGTGGAGGTATGATGTCGCACTGTAAAACATTCTATTTCGTTCCCGATTACATTCCGGTTTACGAATGGAGAAGGCCTACATTGAATGAACTTTATAATATGAGCGAAAATGAGATTGATCATGTGCTCAATGGAGGCTTAATATTAGATAGGGATATCCCTAAAAATGGCAATGAAGATAAAAAAATCAAAAGGCCGGATATCATTGAGCGATACATACCACCTTTGACTAGGCGTGAAAGGCGAAAACTGGAAAGGGATAAGAAAAGGGGTAAAGGTATTCACTGATAATATATTGATTTTTAAAGTTTAAAATATAACAAAAGATTATGCAGTACAGAACAAACGAATATAACGCAGATTTGCACGATAAATTCAGTGCTTTGTCCGTAAATCAGCCTTTTGCGGATATGATCAGCAAAGGGATTAAAAAGATCGAGGTTAGGAGCCGTGCAACAAAACATAGAGGTGATATATTGATCGTATCATCCAAAAAAGTGTTTGATGGGTATGAGTACAAAGATGAATATCGGATAGGCGTATCTATATGTAGAGTAGAACTATATGATTGCAAGTTGTTGAAGGAATGTAGCGAAGAAGAGCTATCATCAGCATGTCTAAAACGAGAGGACTTGATTAAAGCATTGAAAAGCGGTCATTACGCTTGGTTCCTAAAGAATCCGATCCCGGTTATCGAGTTCCCGGTAAAGGGGCAACTAGGAATTTTTTCACTGGTATATGATAAGGATTTCATTTTAGACTATCCTATGAGTAGTTCATTTAAACCTATCAAATAAAAATATAAGAAAAAATATCCTTCTGTTTGGTATATAAGGAAAAGTTAGTATATTTGTGGTGTAATCAATGTTTAAAAAGCAGGTAACTAAAAAACAAGTGGCATTGTGAAAGATATTTAGAAATGAATATGATAAAATAAAAAATAAGGAAATGGGAGTTGCATGCAAGTAGAGAGGGGGT